TAATCATACCTATCTCCTGCATAAAAATATTTACTTGTATCTATTTCTTGACTAGCTAATTCATATGCTTGTTTATCACTCTCACAAACGTAGCAGTCTTGACACATTTGAATTTCAAGTCTTTCATTATTCTCAGGGCTACCATTACTTTCAACCCAACCTTTTTGACTGCAAGTATCACAATTATTTTTCATAACTTTCCTCCTAATCTCTGAAGCATGCTGTGTCTGAATCTGCGACACAAGCAAACCTATAATGTGTACCATTAATTTTATTCTTAACTATATTAATCCATCGCATATTGGTATCTCCTTCTTCTACATTCTCTTTACCTATAAGTATAATAAGATCAGCTTCACCTGCCTTACCTGTCTTTGAGCCTGACATCATACCATAATCTAAACTTGTACGGCCTTCTGCATCAGCAGACAATTGATTAAAGCCCATGAACACACAGTCATATCTCTTAGCTATTGACCTGGCTTGACCATATAATTCTGTAAGTCTTAAATCCTCTCGTGCAAATGAGCCAGAGAGAGGAACTTTATCTAGTATATCTACACATACCACATCAGGTCTTTCCGTTTCAATCTTCATTTCGATTTCACCTAGTGTCATCTGATCTCCATCAAGTACAAGTAGGTTGTCTTGTATCTTAGACCATCGTGTCTTTAATTCGTCAGGATACTTAGAGAGATTGCGTGTAGATATTTGTGTAGCAGCAGACATCATTCTATAGGTATGTCTTCTAGCTAGTTCTTCATTCGTGATACATAATACTTTAGCACCTTGATCTAAGAAACCACCTGCACCTGCAACTGAGTAATGCCAGAACATAGACTTACCTACATTAGGTCTTGCTCCAAAGATACAGAGCATACCTTTCTGCATACCAGGAACTAATTTATTTAAGGAAGGAAGGTTAAAGGTATAGTGATACTCATCATCCATACCCTCTAATAAGGAATCAATATCTAAATCAAGGACTCTTTCATCACCTGTGTGCGTGGCTGCATGTATCTTCTTTAAGTCTTCTAGTTTATTTATGATAGGGTAAGGATCATAGTGATCACCACTTACTACCTTGACTGCTTCTTCAGCTACTTCTCTTGCACCTTGTTGTATAGAAAGTTTACGAACAATATCTCTAGCCACATCAACACCTATGTCCTCAACCTTGGCTAGGTTGTCGAACACAGCTTGAAACTGAGCAACTGTTGCTGATGTTAAGTGGGGTTTAGATGATAGATAATGTTTAGAGACTTCCGTTAGAGTAAGATCTCTTTCGTATTCATCATAAGCCGCATAGATTGCATCCTTTACATTCTTACTACCATTTAAAAATACATTATCTGCTACATCTCTAACTTCTCTAGCGAAGCTACGATCTGTTGCTATCTTCCTTAGTAATTCTCTGTATACATCCATCTGTTTTCCTCACTGTATGTTTAATTGTTTCTTTGCTTCATCCTCTTTGAAGTATTTTAAATCATCTTTAATTATTGCTATACGACTGTTCGTATACAATGACAAGACCTTTTGTATATCAAATGATTTTAATGTCGCATCAGGATCTAATGCCACAATAACTTCTTTATATTTCTTGATAACTTCTACATGACTATCCAATAAGGTTGTCCCTAGAAGTGCTATGCCTGTGCAGAAAGTAGAAACATTTGTTGCAGATGTAGCATCCTCAACTATCACTGCTGTATCACTACTGCCTATAACAAATGGATATCCTGCATTATCATATCTCCACCACTTAGGTTGTTGACTTGGGTTCAATGCTCTACCAACTGCACCAACTACCTCACCATCATATAAAGTAGTGAAGACTAATCGATGTGTTGTCACATCATAATAGAATCTACTCTTATGTCTTTCATATGCTTTCATACAATTAAATTTTTCTAAATACTTTAATGCATCTTGTGATCGTGCAGCTTCCACAAAGTATTCTGGAAAATGAAAGCTAGGTTTATCCACCTGGTTGTCAAATGTATTTGACAATATATCTTTAATTTGTTCAACACTCAGTGCCTCTTCAGTGCTACCTCTAGCATCACAACTTGCAGAAAAACAATGCCACAATAAAAAACCCCCACGCTTAGTTACCGAGAGGGTTCTGTCTTTACCACAAAATAGACAATCAATTCTTCTATGAGTATCGTCTTCTAAATTTAAATCTTTTATCTTTTCTAATTGTTTTGTTCTGTTCAATGCCATTCTGTTTAGGCCTTATTTATTTTTTAAACCATCGCTGTATAAATTATTAAATGTTATCTCAGGATCTGTATAGCTTTCGTGTCCCTCACTGCTATGAGTCCATTGACTAGGTGCAAAGTCAGGTGCACCCTCTCCTGTTCGCCATAGTGCAGGACTTGTTGCTCTCACTCTATTGTTAGGTAAGGCAACTATATTACCTGTCCACTTACCTTCAGTAAGATATAGCACATGGCTTTGTTTGTGTTGATCAGGACTATCTGCTATGGAGTGTTGCGTATAGTCAATTGTAAATATGTAGCGAGCCTGATAAAATTCATTATCTATTTTAGCAATCCAAGGGGATGATGATAATCTATCCATGATGATCAGTTCATGGTGTCTAGACATACAATCCCATGGCTGACAGATATGATCTTCCATTCTATCAGGCCACTCATCTAAAGGGATATCCATAACCAATGCTTGTATAGGCAGCCTTGCCCACATAGCACCACCATGGATGTTAGGTAAGTCTTCATCTTCATCAAGATCTATTTCACATCCTGTGAATACCACCTGGAAAGATAGTGATCTATCAGGCATAGTGTTCACTGCTATTACTAGTGCATGTAAAAATTCACCATGATAATTTTGATGATTGTTTGTAAATTCTTTCCTTACCCAAACTTTAAGTCCATAAGGAACATTAGATATTAAATAAGACATTACTTATTTTTTCTTTCTCATGCCGCCCTTCTTCATACCCTTAGTTTTTTTTCTAGCCATACCACCTTTAGCATAGCCTTTGGTTTTCTTTCTTCCAACCATTTCTTTCTCCTATATATAGTTACAGGTTAGTGGGTATTACCCCTCCAACCCTGTTGGACACAGTTATATCCACGATTTTAGATCTGTCAACTACAATCTGTAATTTTCATATTAGCTAGTGATATTTGGTGTTGAGCCTTATCGATGTGTAGACATACATCCACCAGGTCTTTATCAGATATCTCACTTCTCACTATCTTTCTATTGATAGCTTCAAGTGCTTTATACTGATCTCTTAGTGCATCTAATATATCATTCATATGTTTCCTCCATAGTTAAAAAACTGTCCACCTCAGAGGTCTTCTGACTTATACTTCTAAGTCTCTTAACCTTGCTGTGAACAAGCTGAATAGGTGCTTCGTACCCTTGGGTATTCAAGTAGCTGCAATAGAATACAAAGATTATGTTAATCGCTATATGCTTTCAATCATTACTCATATACCCCTCCATAAAAAAGTGGCAACCAAGTTTTTCTTAATTGCCACTAGTCTAGATAAGGATGTAAGATACATTTATACTTAAAATAAATGTAAAAACAATCTTGACATTTACTTTTTTACTTATCCATAAAACTGAATTTTGGTAGTGTGATAGGCACTTTTCTTTTGGCCACACTCTTACGAATATTATCTCTTCGTTGCTTATTCATGTATGCATATTCCTCAACAGTCATATCACTATCCGTTCCTGATACTCTATGTTTAGTTTCCATACCCATGCTAACCTCCTATATATGTTATTAATAATATGGTTATTGCTAGTAATAGCGACACTGCCACCACTATAAATAATATAAGATCTTCTTTAAATTTTCTCATTTAAATCTCCATGTTCTTTAGTATATGTTCAATAACTCTTACAGTAAATCCATTACCAAGCATCTTGTATCTCTGTGTATTTGATACTCCCTCGCTATAGTTATCTGGAAATGTCTGTAGTCTTTCGCATTCCAATGGTGTTAGCTTACGCCAGGTTAGTTCTTCTTCTTGCTCTATCTGTATTGTATGTTGCTTAGAAGTGTTAGCAGTTATGGTATTAGACTTATCATCTTTTCTTTCTACTAAATGTCTCATGTGTCTAGGCGACCAATCCTTACCTGTCTTTTTCTTATGCTCTCGTCTTATCTTGTTAGCTTCAGGTGTTCTCACCTCAGTCATGGATTTAACAGATATCGTATGGTCTTTATTTAAAGATGGTGTAAGAGTTCCAACCTTACCATCCTCTCTAGGCACTAACTCTTTTGCTCTGAAAGGTGTATGATCTTTTCCTGTTTCCTTTCTAATTCTTTTTCTTTCTTCTTTAGCTTCTTTTGTTCTGACTTCTCTATAAGATGTAACAGCAACTTTAGGTTCTCTATTACCACCACCCATTGAGTTAAGTGTTGGTGACTTACCATCCTCTGAATACACTCGCTTTAATATATCATGTCCATTTATTTCTTTAGCAACCCCAACTTGTTTCGGTGTATCGTAAGTAGGGATCATCGTTCTCTGTTTCTTTTCAATACTATTCCAAGCTACAGCACCTTGATAGGTAGCAGTTAAAGCATAAGACTTACCATCCTTTGTTGTCATCTTATCAAACTCTTTATCAAAAACTAATTGTCTTCTTGATTTCTCAAAGTAGTTCTTTGGGTTGCCACCTTTATAATAGTTAGCATCAATACAATAACTCTTATCTCTATCAGCTACAAAGCTATCTTCCAACACATCTCTCAATACAATACCAAGATCTTCAGGTTGTTCAATTCCTGGTATGTTAGTCCAATATAATCTCTGTCTATTCTGTGCTGAAACAAGTGCAGAGTTAATGAGAATAGGTTCGATACCAAATAACCCACCACTTGTATACTCAGGATAAACAGATGATATCTGTTCTGAGATAACATCCTGAAACTCTTTCTTCATTCTTACATTCTCAAGTAAAAAGTATTTAGGTTTTACTTCCCTTAGTATTCTAATAAACTCAAAGAACAATGCAGATCTTGGATCATCAAATGCTAATTGTTTTCCTGCAAAAGAAAATCCCTGACAAGGACTACCTGCTACAACTAAATCAATATCTCTGATAAAGTCTTCGCCCTTTATATCCTTAACATCACCAAGATGAATTGTATCTGGGAAATTCTTTCGAGTAATTTGAATGGCATACTTATCTATCTCACTTGCATAGTATTTATCTACTGCTATGCCTGAGTTATATAAAGCCATCTGTGTGCCAC